TCGCACAGCGCCTGCTGCTCGTCGGTGAGCTGGCCCTTGGGGCGCTTCAGCTCGAGGAAGTGCGTGCGATTACCACTGATCGGATCCACCGCCTCCGCCGGCGCCAGCAGAATGAAATCAGGCCAGCCGCGCATCGTGCCCATGCGCTTGAGGCGGCCGCCGGTGATCTTGCTGCGATGCTCGCCGAAGGGCAGATGCGTCCAGCGCCAGTCGGTACGGCACCATCGCCGCAGTATGTCAGCGGTGCTGACGTGCAGCGAAAATTCCTTGACGGCCGGCTTGTTGCGAACGGCACCAAATAGGGTGCGGGTCATCGCCACGTCCCCTATTAGTAGGCATTTCGCTTGGGTTTTCCGAATCTCACGGCGGTCAGAATGATGACGCCTGTGTGAAATTAGCAAGTGCAAAGATTAAACCATCACCGCTCTTTCACATTGACGGGAATCAAACCGGCGTGGCACGGTGGCCTAGTGAGACAGGAGTAACATCACATGGCCTTAACGAAAGAGCAGCTCGCCAAGCGCGGCGAGATCGGCGCGTCGGACGTGCCAACAATAGTGAATGGCACGGCGGAACAACTGAACAGCAAATGGCGCCAGCTCGTCGGGCTGGATCCACCACCGGATCTCTCCGAGGTGTGGGCGGTACAACAGGGCACCTACATGGAGCCCTTCGTTCTCGACTGGCATGCCCGCAAGCTCGGGTATCCGCTCGAGGAGCGGGGTGAGGTATTGCGTCACCCTGCACTCGACTATCTGACCTGCACGCTCGACGCCTACGATCAAGTGCGCGGGTTTGTGATCGATGCCAAATGCACCGCCTGGTCGATCGACTGGGCCCGGCAATTCTACACACCGCAGCTACTGATCCAGGCTGAGTGCCGAGCTGCGGCCGGCGCCATCATGTTGATCAGTGTCGGAGGAAGAGAACCCGAGGAAGTAGAGATCGAGTGGGACGACACCTACCACCGCGAAGTGCTGCAGCGTATCTCGACGTTCAAGCTCTGCATGGAGACGATGACCGAGCCGTCACCAATGCCGAAGCTCGCACCGCCGGAGAAATGGCGCACGATCGATCTCGTTACCGACGAGACGCCCAACTGGCGCGACGAGATGATCTGCGAGCTACTCACATGGGGCAACACCAGGGACGCAGCCAAGGCGCACGCGGCCGCGGCCGATGCCGCCAAGAAGCTCGTACCGATGGACGTCGGCAAGATCCTTTGCGACGACATCATCATCAAGCGCAACAAAAAAGGTTTCCTCGCAATCAGGAGCACAGGCGATGAGTAAAGCAAACAACCTTCCAAAGCATGAGCAAACGATCGGCGAGGGCAACCAGATCGTGCCGCGCAGTTCGTCCACACCAACCACCACGCTGATCGATCTGCTGCGAGCTGCAGTCGACAAGGGCGCCGAGGTTTCGACGCTCGAGCGCCTGGCCAAGCTGTATGAGGCGGCCGAGCTGGCGCAGCAGAAGAAGGAGTTCAACTCCGCCCTGGCCGACGCCAAGCGCGACATCAAGCCGATCATCAAAGACAAGGCGGTCGGCTCGATGTACCGCTACGAAACCTTCGCAGCGATCGCTGAAGCTGTGGATCCTGTTTTGTCCGAGCATGGGTTGTTCTACACGTTCCCCGACGGCGAGGCCGTCACCGATCCGACGCTAGTTACGGTGTGCTGCAGGCTCAGCCATCGCAACGGCTACTCGGTCGAGGCAACACGCACAGCCAAGCCCGACACCGGACAGAACCGCAACGCCGTGCAGGCCATGGGAAGTACAATAACGTACCTGCAGCGCTACACGCTGAAGGCCGTGCTCGGCCTGGCCGTCACGCAGGACACCGACGCCAAGCAGCGCTTCCTCGATCGGCCGGAGATCCGCGAGCCGAGCTGGTCGGAGGCAAACCCAGAGCTGGCCGCCAAGGTCACCCAGTCGGCAAAACAAGACATGATCCAGATCATCAGCGGCCCGCCTGTTGCAATTCCGCGCGACACGAATGAACAATGGCAGCATTGGACAGCCTGGTTGCTGCAAGCAATCAACCGTGCGCGTACGGTTGAGCTGATCGAGCAGTGGAGATCCGCAAACAGCTCCACTCTCGATCAGTTGCGCAACAACCTGCCGACGCATCACCAGTTT